GGCAACCTGCATACCAAAGACCCCTTAAAAACGCACACACGGCTTTCTGAGAGCCGCTGACGAGGCTTTTAAACATTGACAACACCTGAGAACCCGTGGGAAGAACTTGCAGCGTTTGAATCTGAAGTTCTAAAAGAAGAACCAAAGGACGCAGTAGACGAAATCCCTGAAGAAGAGCTTCAGTCGCTGTTGGCTAAACTTATCGAAGTTGCCGTAGCAGAAGCTCGCCAAGATTTCTACGTTTACACAAAGCTTATGGCGCCTGTTCTTCTTCCCGAAGGCTACAAAGACGGCAAACACATCGAGATGATGTGCCGAGAACTAGAGAAGATCGAACAGTCAGTTGTTAACGAATCTCCTCAGCGCTTACAAATCTTCCTTCCGCCAGGTTCGATGAAGTCAAAGCTTCTCAACCTGTTTGTTACGTGGTGTTTTGGAAGACACCCAAAGTGGAACATCCTTCACATCGGGCACTCCACGGAATTCGCCCACGACAACTTTGGTAGACAAATCCGAGACCTTATTCGCACACCTGAATACCACTCTATCTTTCCAGAAACAGAGGTTCGCCAAGACGTTCGAGCATCAGGTAGGTGGGCAACCACAAAGGGTGGACAGTACTTTGCGACAGGTGTAGGTACACGAATTGCAGGTCGTCGAGCGCACATCAGCCTCTGCGACGACGTTGTGTCTGAACAAACTGCTTACTCCAAAATTGAACGGGAAAAGATCAACAACTGGTACGTTCCAGGTCTAAGGTCACGTCTTCTTTCGGTTGGTGCGGAAGTGATTGTTAACACTAGGTGGCACATGGAGGACTTGTCTGGCTACTTAACTAAGGTTGACGCTACATCTCCTCGCCCTTGGAAGATTATTTCTATTCCAGCAATCTTAGACGAAAAATCCGCAGAACTTCTTGGGCTAAAAGCTGGTGAGAGTTTTTGGCCAGAACTTTGGCCTTCGGACAGATTCGAAGAGATGCGTGCTTCTGACGGTATGACTAAACAGGTTTGGGCTTCGCTGTACATGCAGAACCCAATTCCTGACGAAGGAGCCATTATCTCTCCTCAAGATATTATGATCTGGGATCACGAAGACCCTCCTTCGGTTAACTACGTCGTAATTTCTATGGACACGGCTTTCAGCACTTCTCAACGAGCAGACTACAGCGCTATCACTGTTTGGGGTGTGTTTAAACAAAAACAAGTGGACTACCGAGGAAACGAAGTCTACACGTCTAACATGGTTCTTATTGACGCAAAAAAGGGACGTTGGACTTTTCCAGAACTTTGTGAACAGTCAGACGAAATGAACAGAAAGTACCTTCCTGACCTCTTTCTTATTGAAAAAAAGGCGTCTGGTCAGTCGCTCATCCAAGAACTCAAAAGGCGTATGTTTCCTATCAAAGAATACCTCCCTGACAGGGACAAAGAAACTAGACTTCACGCTTGTGTTCCCTTTTTTGAAGCTCACAGAATTTGGTTTCCAAAAAGAAAGTGGGCTGACGAGGTTATCACAGAACTTACATCTTTCCCTCACGTGCCTCACGACGACTACGTAGACACAACGTCACAAGCAGTCCTTTGGATGCGAGATAGGTACGTACTAGGCAACGAAGGCTACTCTGTAGACGAAGAAGAAGACGAAGACCCCTTCAAAAAACGCAAGACTTACTGGTCGCAGCTAACAGAAACTGCTGTGGTATAATACACAAAGCAGGCGAGCACTCAAAAATACAAAAAGGAATTTTAAACATTGGCTGGAATTGAAAACATTACGTCTGTGGCCCCTGAAGCAGAGTCTGACGAAGGCCCAGAGAACGAAATCGAGATTGAAATAGACCTCGACACAAACGAAGTTTCTGTTGACTACGAAGAAGGTCCTCAGTTAGCCCTCGAAGACATTGGACACTTTGACAATCTTGTCCCTTACATTGACGAAAAAGACTTAGATCACATTGGTGAAATGGTTATCGAAGGTTTAGAGGCTGACGAAGGTTCTCGTTCTGAGTGGGTAGACGGTATTGAAGCTGGTTTGAAGATGCTCGGGCTTAAAATTGAAGAGGTTTCTGAGCCTTTCGACGGAGCTTGTGGTGCTCATCACCCTCTAATCCTAGAATCTGCTGTGAAATTCCAGTCTAAAGCCTCGTTGGAGCTTTTTCCAGCGGCAGGTCCTGTCAAAACACAGATTCTTGGGATTCCCACACCTGAAAAAGAAGCTAAAGCTGGACGCAAAAAGCGCTTTTTAAACTACAAAATCACTGAAGACATGCCAGAGTACTACACAGAAGGTGAAAGACTTCTGTTTGCTACTGGTTTGATGGGTACTAGTTTTAGAAAAATTGGGTACAACCCTCTAAAAGACCTCCCTTCTCCTGAATTTATCGACTACAAGCACTTTGTTGTGGCTGACACAGCCAAATCCTTAGAAGATCACGAGAGATACACGCACATCGTAGAGATGACAGCAAACGAAATGCTGCGTGCTTTCGCTAACGGGACGTTTATTGAGCCAGAAAACACAATTTCTCCTTCGTCTGACGAAAGTCTTGGACAAATGGAGGAAATCAAAGGCTTTGTGCGGCCTCAAGACGACAGATCACGTGTTTACACAATCTTAGAGCAACACGTAAACCTAAATCTTCCAGAACCTTTCTCTAACGAGTACGACATTGCTGATCCGTACATTATTCGGGTCGAAAAAGAGAGTGGTAAAGTCCTTTCTATCGTAAGAAACTGGGACGAAAACAACGACAGCCAACTAACTCGCCAAAAACTCCTTTGGTTCGTCCCTTGGCACTTTGTGCCGGGAATGGGCTTCCACTCTTTTGGGTATATTCATCTTCTTGGAAACCTTCAACTGACTTTAACGACTGTTCTTCGTTCTCTAATCGACAGCGGACAGTTTGCTAACCTCCAAGGAGGCTTTAAACTTAAGGGTGTTAAGATTGCTATGAACGACAGCAATCCTATCAGTCCCGGTGAGTTTAGAGAAGTTGAAGCAACAGTTGACGACTTAGACAAAGCCATTAAGACGCTTCCCTTTAAAGAACCCTCAAACGTTCTGTACAACATGCTTTCGTTTGTGGAAGCTAGAAGCCAAAAGTTTGCTGACTCTACTGAGCAAGTAGTTAACGAAGCTACAAACTACGGGCCAGTAGGAACGACTATGGCTCTTTTGGAAGCAAGCACTAAGTTCTACAGTGCTATTCACAAGCGTTTACACGCCTCTCAGCGCCAAGAACTTAAGATTATTACTCGTATTTTTGAAGAAAACGTCATCAAAACAGACTATCCTTACGAAGAAGACGGAAACTTTGACGAAGACTTTGACGAGTCTATCGACATTGTTCCGGTAAGTGATCCAAACATTCCTTCGGCTGCTCACAGGATGATGATGGCTAACGCTGCTTTGGATATTGCCCTAAAGGTTCCTGGATTGGCAAATCAACGGGAAGCTGTACGGGCATCTCTTCAAGCCATGGGCAACATGGACGTTGACAAGATTATTCCTCCAGAAGACAAGCCAGAAAATCTTGATCCTATCTCTGACATTGAAGCAGCGATTGGTGGCAAGCCTATCAAAGCTTTCCCCGGCCAAGATCACATGTCTCACATCAAAATCAAAACAGCTTGGTTGCAAGACCCAATGAACGGGGCTTCCCCTGTTATGAAAGCGGCGGCTCCTATGATCGAAGCAAATATCCGAGAACACATGATGCTCGCTTACAGAGAACAAGTTGCTGGACAACTTTCTTCTCTCTCACAAGAGGATGTGTCAAAGGCTCCTTCTGAAGAGTACGTTGTTGCCCTTGCTGCTGAAAAAGCTGCTAAGCTTAACGAAGCTCTTGCCAAGCAAATGGAAGGCCCTGATCCAATGGAGAAGGTTGCTGACGCTGAAATGATTAAAGCCAAAACTGCAGAAGCTAAGCAAAAACACGAAGAAGTTATGGACTTTGCTGAGGCTTCTCTTGACGCTCAACGTCTAGGACTTGACATTGTCAAAGAGCAAAACAGACACGCAGAAAAATCTAAAGCTTTAGCTGCTGACACAAAGAAAATAAACTTTGGAACAGGAAGAGACCTTATCAAGATTGCGCAAGAACAGTTGAAAAAAGGTGCAGTTGACAGCAACAAGAAAAAAGGTTAAAATTCGCAAACAATGAGTTACGACGTATTTGCATTTGAAATTAACAGCGAAATACAAGAAAAGACAGAACGTCTTATTCGTGGCCACTGTGACATCAACACGTACAACAAACTGTGTGGAGAAATTCAAGGGTTGAAAAGAGCCCTTGAAGTCCACACGGATATCTTGAAAAGACATCTAAAAGAAGAAGAGGACTAAAAATGGACTACGCGCAAGCGACAAAAACGGCAGAAGGCTGGTTTTCAGAAGACAACGATCCTGACCCCAATCCAATGCCACAAGTTTGCGGTTACTATCTACTCGTTAAACCTTTGAAAGCTAAGGAAAAAGTAGGTAGCATTCTTTTGCCAGATCAGGTAAAAGATGACGTTCAGCAACTAACAAACGTAGCAAGAGTACTTGCAGCAGGCCCTGAAGCTTACAAAGGTGAAAGATTCGCTGAACCTTGGTGCAAAGTAGGGGACTACGTTGTGTTTCAGAAGTTCAGAGGATCGAAGATTCTTGTGCAAAACATTCCTGTAACACTTATTGCTGACGACGAAGTACTTATGGTTGTAGAATCTCCAGAAGAAATTAACAACTCTATGTTTAACTTCTCAAAAGGAAGTTCTTGACATTTGCTAAAAGACTAAACAATACTGTATAATATACCTAATCGTGGTTCTACACGTAAAAATAGAGGAATTTAAAATTGACAAACGAAGATAAACGCGGTGGTGGTTGGGCCGACCTAGATTTAGAAAATCTTAACAAATCAAACCAAGAAGAACTAGAGATTGACTACTCTGAAGCTGAAGAGGAAGTACCTTCTAACGAAGAAGAAGTCGAAGTAGAAACTAGTGTTGAGGAAGTTCCTGAAAAGGAAAATCCTGAAAAAGAAACTGAAAAGCCCAAAGAAGACGCCAAAAAGTCTCGGGCACAAGAGCGTATTCGTAAGCTTGTTTCTGAAAAGAAGGAACTTGCGGCTAAGCTTAAAGAGGCAGAAGAAGCTCTTAACAGCACGTCCAAACGTGAGCACACAGTTAAGAAAAGTTCTGTAGAAGCTCTTAAGCAAGCCTACGAAAGCTCTATCGACTCTAAGACCCGAGAGGCTCTAGCGGCTCTCAACGAAGGAGACAACGAAAAGTACGTCACGCTGCAGAAAGAAATTTCTGAACTACAGTTAAAGAATACTGCGTTGGACTCTTGGCACGACGAAGAGCCTGCTGAAGTAAAATACGAATTTGATTTTTCTACTGAAGACGAAGAAGTTGAAGATGAAGAAGACGATCTTCGAAGTTCTTTAAAAAAGGCCAACGTACCTGAAGCAGGTATTGATTGGATTGAGTCAAATCCTAAGTTCTTAAACGACGAAGTTTATCGTTCTTGGGCTCTTGCTCTTAACAACGAACTAATTCAAGAAGGTTTCAGTCCAGAATCTAAGAAATTCTACGAAAAACTAGATGAAAGACTGTCTGAAAAATTTAGTGAATCGTCCACCAAAGGACGTAAAAATCCGGGACCGGGTGTAATGCCAAGTTCTCGATCCCCTGCTAAGACCGCTAACGGCAAGCTAGTAGTGCGTCCAACTAAGGAAGATTTTAAGACCGCTAAGGACTTAGGTATTCCTATTGAACGTTTTATGGCTCAAAAGCGTAAGCTAGAAAAGTCTAGCGGTGGTTGGAACAACGTTTAAAAAGGAAAAAGAACATGGCTAACACAAGAACATCGCGTAGTGCTGAAACGCGTTCTAATTCAGCGAGAGATTACAAATACACTCCACCTTCTGAGATGGAAATTCCAGACGATCTAGAAGCTAAATTTAAAGAAAATGGCTACAGTATCAGATGGATTAGATTTCTAATCAACAACGAAGAAGACTACAAGAATATTGGTAAACGTTCTAGAGAAGGTTGGGAATTTGTTACTTACGACGAAGTAAAGGATGCTATTCCTATGTCTCGTGAGTTAAGTACTAAGAATCACAAGAATCTTGTAACTGTTGGTGACCTTGCTTTGGCTAAGATTCCAACCTACAAGGCAGAAGCTCGCAAAGCGTATTACGAAGAGCGGGCAAAAGAAGCCGTAAGGGCTGCTCGTCAGGAAGCTAAAAAGGCTAATGACGTACGTGCGGATAAATACACTCCTGTCTTTGACGACTCTCATTCAAGAGTACAAGTTAGAGAATTCGCTAAAGACACCGAGGAGTAAATTTTAGGTATCTGAAGTCTCCTGAGAGGAGGGTGAAATGCCTAATCAGAATCAAAACCAAAAAGGAAAAGAAATAAGATGTCTCGAAAAGGACTTTCACCTTCCCGCAAACTAGGCGCAGGTTATAACACTGGTGGTCAGAATGCGTACGCTGTTGCTAACAGCTACGGAACTGCTCTCTTTAAGGGTGATCCAGTAAAGCTTTCTGCCGGTTATATTACACAGGCTGACAGCACGTCAGCTATTGGTGTTGTTCGTGGATTTTTCTACATTGACAGCAACAAGACCCCTAAGTTTGCTAAGTACCTTCCCGCTTCTACCTCTTCAACAGGTACGTTCGACGGGTACAACTCACCAATCGCTTATGTCGATGACGACCCAAATGCAACCTTCACCATCCCTGCTGACGCAACAATTTCAGCGGCTGATGTTGGTAGTTTCTACAACGTCTCAATCGGCGCAGGCGACACTCTTACTGGTATTAGTAATGCTGTTGTTAACGTATCCAGTAAGTCCGCGACTTCCACTGACCGCCTAATCAAGGTTGTGGGTCTGCATAAAGTTCCTGGTAACGACTTTGGCGACGCAACGACTGTTGTAGAAGTTCGCTTTGTCAACCACCAGAACAGTTAACAAAACAGGAGATTTTAACTAATGTCAGCGATTAATCGCGGTAGTATTACCAAACAACTTGAGCCAGGTCTTAACTACATCATGGGCCTGTCTTACGGGGAAATCGACAACGAACACGCTCCCCTCTTTGAAATCGAGAACTCTAGCCGAGCTTTCGAAGAAGAAGTAATGTTCTCTATGTTTGGTGAAGCTCCTACTAAGGCAGAAGGCGCATCTCTCCAGTACGACGACGCTGAAGAGCTTTGGACCTCTCGTTACACCCACGAGACCATTGCTCTAGGTTTTGCTATTACTGAAGAGGCCCTAGAGGACAACCAGTACGACACGTTCTCTAAGCTCCGTGCCAAGGCCCTTGGTAGATCAATGGCTTCCACTAAACAAACTAAGGCTGCTTCTGTCTTCAACAACGGCTTTAGTTCAAGCTACACAGGTGGCGACGGGGTTGCTCTCTTTAGCGCTTCTCACCCAACTGTAGCGGCTGGAAATCTTTCCAACTACACAAACACGGACCTCTCTGAAACGGCTGTAGAAAATGCTCACATTGCTATTGCTGCTTACAAAGATGACAGAGGTATCCTTATCGGTGCAAGGCCCCTCAGCCTTCACATTCCGTCTGACCTGCAGTTCACTGCACACAAGATTCTGAACAGCACTCTCACGACTACGCCTCTAACTAACGTGGCTGGTTCTGAGAACGTGTCTAACGCAAACGACGTTAACGCTGTCCGCTCAATGGGTGTATTCCCACGCGGTGTGTTTGTTAACCATCGTTTCACTGACACAGACGCTTGGTTCGTTAAAACTGACGTACCAAACGGAACGAAGATGTTCGTTCGTGCGCCTCTTCAGAGCAAGATGGAAGGTGACTTTGACACCGGCAACATGCGCTACAAAGTCCGTGAACGCTACTCATTCGGCTGGTCCGACTGGCGTGGTTTCTACGGCTCCGAAGGCGCCTAATCCTTCAAAAAGTCTAGTACTTTACTTTAAGGGAGTCCTCAGTGGCTCCCTTTTTGTGTTATAATGAACTATGTTTAAATCCACCAAAAACCTGAGGGTGTGGCCTCGAAAGGAAACAAATGTCTACTCGTAATCACTCACATATCCTAGTAAATTCTACAGTTAGCGTCAACGGTGACTGGGTCCTTTTAGACTGGAAGTTTAAGTCTATCCAGCAAAGAACTCTTTCAGGAACTCTTACAGCTAACGCAGTTTCTGCTGGTGACTCTGTTGTTCTGCAAGTAACACCAGACGACGTACTCAACCCAACTTCTATTGAGAATATTTTTGACGTGACAACTTTTACAACTACAGAATTTACAGCGATTCTTAACGGACCTTGGACTTACGTAAGAGCCCAAAAGACTGGCGGCAACGGAGTAGGAACAATCTTCCTAGTGGGGTAAAAAATGAGTAGAATTATTTCTCCTGTTTTAACCCCTGTTGTTACAAAAACTGTTTCTGATCCGTTAGGCATTACAGGAACGTCTTGGACGCCTTTAGATTTATTCAAAAGTGGCGACACAGGATTTCTTTTTGACTCTAGTTATAAAGCAAACTTTTGGCAAGACGCAGCACGAACAACTCCTGTAACAGCTTCGGGCGATCTTGTAGGAAGTGCTGAAGATGCTGTTTTTGGCAATTTCGCAACACAAACAACCGACGCTAACAGGCCAACTTGGACTAACGAAAGTTTTAACACCGATGGTGTTTCAACACATTTAAAAACTAGTTTTACCCCTACAAATGAAGGAACTGTTATAGTTGTAGGTACTTTGATGGCACTAGGAGCGCAGCTTCTTTCTTCTTACATTACAGGAAGTTTCCCTACAACTGCTTGTTCGCTTGCAGCTAGAGGAGACGGAGCTTTGCAAGGTATTGTTGGAAATTCGGGACAGTTTTATGCAGGTGCTTCTCTTTTAAATATTTACGGAGTAAACATTCTTTCTTACGACGCCACTAGTGCGACTATTTTTAGAAACACTTCTCAAATTGCTTCGGCATCGCGTTCTGGAACTTTATCAGGAGCTATTCCTCTTTACATAGGTTGTACTAATGACAACGGTACAGCTTCAGCTTTTGCAGATTTCAACTACAGAGCAGCTATTTATATCACAAGAGCAATTACTCCTGCTGAGAGGCAGTTAATTGTTGACTACTACGGAGCTTAAAACGAAATGGCAACATCAGGAACAACTTCTTATAATCTCAGCCAAGACGACATTATCGTTCAAGCTTACGACAGAATTGGTGGTAAGGATATTTCAGGGTACGACTTAAAACGAGGTCGTGACGCAGTAAATCTCCTTTTGATTGATCTTCAAAACAGGATGATCCCTATTTGGAAGCTCTCTCTAAAATCTAAAACGCTAGTTTCTGGAACGGACTCTTACACATTAGATGACGGAGTTGACGGTGTTCTTGACGCTGTTTTCAGAGATGCTAGTGACGTAGATATTGGAGCCACACGACTTTCTCTTATCGAATATAACTTGATTTCTGCAAAGACACAAACAGGAAGACCAACTCAGTACATGATCCAAAGAGGTCGTGACAACGTTGAGCTTACTGTTTGGCCTGTTCCTGACTCTAACGACTACAGTTTTGAGTATTGGGCAATTGAACGAATTGAAGACGGAGGAGGAATTAGAAACACCCTTGACATCAGCTACAGATTTCTTCCTGCTCTTATCTTTGGTCTTTCTTACTACCTCTCTTTCAACAGACAAGGAGTTCCTAAAGATTACGTAATGCTCCTTAAAGAGGAATACGAAGCGCATCTTATGAGAGCTTCTGACGACTACAGAGAAAGAACTAGTTGGGAGATTAAACCTAAGGTTCCTAAGGTGTGGTAAAATGGCTAAAGGAAAATACGCAGTAGCAATCAGTGACAGATCAGGCTTTAAGTTTCCTTGGCGGGAAATGGTAAGAGAACCTGGAACTGGTTATATTGTACACAGATCAGAATCAGACGGTAAGTACAATCTGGTTGATCACCCTCAAAATCACGTAGGAACTGTTAGAACAGAAAATATCGCTCTTTCTTGGTCAAGACCTGAACAACCTCTTGGCCTTCCTACTGTAACTTTTACAATTAACGGACAAACTGTTTCTGGTACAGGAGAACTAAACGCAGTTGTCGAACTTGAAGTTTTATTTTAACTAAAGGAGAAAACTTTTTAAAATGGCTACTTACAACAAATTTAACTCTTTTGTAGAGGCAGTTGCTGAAGGCGTCCACAATCTCGGATCAGATACGCTTAAGGTTATGTTAACAAATACAGCACCGACTGCAGCAGATACTCAGAAGTCTGATCTTACTGAGATTTCTGCTGGTAACGGGTATACGGCAGGAGGTTCTACTGCGACTACATCTTCTTCATCTCAGACAAGTGGAACATATTCGCTTGTTCTAACAGACGTGGTGTTTACAGCAACAGGTTCTGTTGGTCCTTTTAGGTACGCTGTTCTCTATAACGACACAGCTACAAATGACGAGCTTATCGGTTATTGGGACTATGGTTCTTCAATCTCTCTCGCTAATGGTGAAACATTCACTGTGGACTTTGGTACTAATGTCCTAACAATCACTTAGGAATTAAATTGTGGCTACAACAGTTGTAGTTCTAACCAGTGGAACATCGTGGACTGTACCGACGGGCTGCTACGAAGTTGCTGTCGAATGTCTTGGAGCTGGTGGCCCTACTGGTCCCTCCGCCTATACTGGTGGCGGCGGTGGTGGTGCATATTCGAAGCTGAACAGCCTCACTGTAACGCCTGGAGCGTCCATCTCGTGTCAGATCGGCGATGGGACGAGCACAACAGATGCCGACCGGGCTACATGGTTCTCATCGACCTCAACTGTCTTTGCTGAAGGTGGCGGCGCTAGTAACGGCTACGGATCTGGTACTGGTGGTGAACCAGTAAATGGGATCGGCGACGTCAAATATGCAGGCGGATTTGGTGGTTCTTTTCCGTTCTCGCTTCCAACTGGTGGCGGCGGTGGCTCTGCAGGACCAGGAGGAGCTGGTAGTGATGGCTCAACGCCAACTGGTGGCACAGCTTATGCTTATACGTGGGAAAGTGTTTATTCAACTGGTGATGGTGGTGATGGAGGTGGCACCGGAACAAGTGGTCAGGTAGGCAATGACTATGGTGGTGGCGCAGGTGGTAATGGGGATGGTGCTACGTTTAACGCTGGCGGTGATGGCCTTATAGTTATCACCTATACACCTGTTGTTGGATATATTGTTTCTGCTAGTGCTGCTTCTTTTACAGAAACAGGAACTTCAGTTAGCTTTTTAAAAGACTCGGTTGTAAAAGCTTCTTCAGGTCCCTTTACAGAAACTGGAGCTTCAGTTGGTTTAACAAGAGGCAGTTTAATACACGCGTCTTCTTCTGATTATGGATATTCTGGGGCATCTGTAGGTGTCTTTAAAGGACTAAAAGTAGTTTCTTCAGCGGGAGCTTACTCAGCTATTGGTGCTTCAGCAGGAGCTTACAAAGACTCGATAATACACGTATCTGCTGGTTCTTTTACGTATACTGGGACTTCAGCAGAAACTCTCAAAGGGTTTAAAACCTTAGCTTCTTCAAGTTCTTACCTTTACAGTGGGGTTCCTGTTAACTTTTACAGGGGTTTGAAGGTACTTACATCCTCTGGTACTTTTGTAGAAACAGGTGCTTCAGTATCTCTCTTAAAATATGCTAAAATAGAAGCAGAAGGAACAGAATACGAATACGACTCTGCTGTAGCTTCAGGAAGACTGAAAGTTACAACCACTACAGACAGTAACGGGGATTTTAGTACAACCCTTAATCTCTCCCCCGGTACATATAGCATTAGAGCAAGACAGACTGTAGATTCCTCAATTGGACCTTGGACTGACTACCAAAGATTTTCAGTGACAACTTAAAATGACAACAATTACAAATTACGCAACGTTGCAATCAGCAATTCAACAAGAATTAGAAGATGACTCTTCAGAGTTTACTCTTTACATGCCAATTGCTATTGACATTGCAGAACAAAGATTAACAAAGGATATTGACACGTACGGTTTAGTGGCTGTCACAACTGTGACTACTTCAGCCAGTACAAATTTAGTGGCTAAACCAACAGGTTACAGACTTCCCTTCCAGTTTACTCAGCAAGCCTCTGACGGTTCTGTGGTATCCCTTATCAAAGTTACTGACGAATTTATTAACGAGTACTGGCCAGTTCCTGCTTCTACTTCGTCCACCCTGAAGTATTACGCTGACTACGACAACGACTACTTTATTTTAGCTCCAACACCTACGTCTGCTTATTCTCTAGTGTTAAAGTACCAAGCGAGACCAACAGCTTTAAGTGCTACGAACTTAACAAACTACTTTACAGAGTCTTGTTCAGACTCCCTTTTCTTTGCTTCGTTAGTTGAAATGTGCCGTTGGATGCGTAATTACGAACTTATGAAGGTCTACGACGAAAACTACAACAGAACGATTATGTCTCAAAACAACGAAGGAAGACGTTCTAGACGAGATGACGACAGAGTGCCTATGAATCCGCTGGGCTCACAGAATAATCTTAAAGAAGGAACACACTAACAATGGCTTCTACATACACAGATAATGTCCGTTTAACTAAACAAGGAATCGGAGATAACGAGAATCAGTGGGGAACAATTCTTAACACAGTCCTCGATCTTGTTGACGACTCAGTTACAGGGCGACAAACAGTTAACATTTCAACAGGTTCGGACATTACACTTACGACAAACAACGGTGCTTCAGACGAAGCTCGTAACATGTGTCTTTATCTTTCTGGAACGCCAACAGCGGATATTAACGTAATTATTCCTGCTGTTCCTAAAATGTACGTTGTAGAACTTAACATTAGTGGTTCTTACACGGTTACTGTTAAAACTTCTAGTGGGACAGGAATAGCTTTCAAAACAAATCCTGTTGCTTCTACACACATGGTTTGGTGTAACGGAACTAACGTAAAAGAGATTTCAGAGCCTCAAGGTAAGATTGGGCTTTTCTCAGGTGCTGTTGCTGACATTCCTGCAGGGTACGTTCTGTGTAACGGAACTAACAACACACCTGATTTAAGAGACAAGTTTGTTATTGGTGCTGGAAGTACTTACAATCCTGACGCCACAGGAGGTTCTCTTTCAGCGTTAACTACTTCTACCGTCGGCAACCACTCTCACGGAGGAAATACCGCTTCTCACGTACTGACTGTGGCTGAAATCCCAAGTCACACCCACGGAATTCACGGGTGGGGTGGTTCAGCTTCTACAGGTGAGTATGTACGAGCAACTTCTCCAGACGCTACTGAACGTGTTTTGAACAACACACAGGCTACTGGCAGTGGTGGTGGACACAGCCACGGTATTTCTTCAGATGGTTCGCACAGTCACACTGTTACGCCTTCTCTGCCACCTTATTACGCGCTTGCTTACATTATGAGAGTATAACTTATGTCTTCAATCTTCGGGCAAGCTAACTGCTGTTGAGTTTGCTCCAGGTATTAACAAGAACAACACATCTTACGAAAACGAAAACACGTTTGTCGAAGCTGACAAAGTACGTTTTAGAAAAGGTCGCCCAGAAAAGCTCTCTGGTTGGGTTGACGCAGGTTACACAGAGTACGCTGACGCTTCTGTAGAAACTTTAGAAGGTGTTGCACGCATTAGTAAGTCGTTTGTTGATCTAGACTCTGTTAAGTACATTGCTTTTGGAACAAATGAAAAAGTTAAAATTGTTAAGTCAAACCAGATTTACGACATTACTCCAATTGCTACAATAGAAACTCTTGTAAGTGCTATCTCTACATCTGCAGGAAGCACTCTTATTTCTATTTACTATCCAGGACACAACAAAGAAGTTGGAGACAAGGTAATCCTAGACGGTCCAACAACTGTCGGTGGGGCTTCTGTAAGAGGTGAGTTTACACTTACGTCTGTTATCAACACTAACGAATTTACGTTAGAAACAGGCTCTACAGCAACGTCTTCTTTAACAAGTGCTGGTACTTCGGTAGAACTTTCTTTCTTGTACGCACACGGTGATGCAGACAACGGGCTAGCTAACGGATACGGAGCAGGAAGTTGGGGAACAGTAGGTGTTAGCGGTTACGGAGAGCCGCGATCTGTCGGCATCATTACAAAACTTAGACTTTGGTCTATTGACACGTGGGGAGAAGACTTGTTAATGACGCCTCGTGGTGGACCTCTGTATCACTGGGACGCTACAGATGGTGT